TAAATACAGCGCATAAGTCTTATAGTCTATGTATTCTTTATTAGATTGATTAGAGCCTGCATCAGGACTACTGCATAGAGCTATCCCAATAGCTACTAGCACCCCGCAAGCTACGCCCTTGAAGGGCTTGCGGTGAGCCTTTGAGAGGCTCTGCGCCGTTAGCGTACCATATCGTGTCAAGATGTGCATAACTCGTGTCCAATCTGAGCGTGAAGTGAAGTTTTGCCCCTACTTATCTACAGATGTTAATAACTCTTTACTTAATTCATAAGGAATCATTGACCTATTCTTAGCACCCTTTAATCCTTGAGTGCCAGTCTTTGATCCTCTAGGTGCAGCCTCATGACAAGTAGCACCATTCTTGCAAGCTGGTCTAGCAACCCAATTAGGCACACTGCCCCAGAGGTCTGTTGGTTTCATTCGCGTATCACCATAAGCGCAATAAGTAATCTGCCTGTGTTCTAGCCCTTGCATGATTGCTTGCTTGCGTAACATGCCTCTAGGGTTCTCTAATAGCCATGCTTTAGGATTAAGAGACTTAATGAGATTAAGAGTAAATTGTACTAATTCAATACTGTTATGCGCTTGCTTAGTCTTAGGAGTCTTATCTTCATTCCAATGATGTCCAATAGATGCAACACTAAAGCTAGTACATGGCGGTGAAGCCCAGATAAAGTCTGGCTGACCATACTTAGCAATTAACCCTTCCGCAGTTAGTTGTAATATGTCTCGCTCATGTGCCTCGAAGTATTCATCTAACTCTATGGTAATAACTGTATGACCAGCATCCTTAAAGGCTTGAGTGCTAGACCCAGTGCCAGAGAAGAAGTCATATATAATCAATCTTTACCCCATCCAGTACCCTTGAAGATTGCCCCTACTGGGGTAATCACTTTAGTCATTGGTTCATTACAATAAGTACATAAAACTGTGGGTTTGTCATGCCAGCCATGATGCAGCTCATTCTTTAATCCGCATCTTCCGCATTTGTAATCGTAGGCTGGCATGTAAGGCATCTCCCAATCATCCATGAACCACAGCTGCATCGTTCGATGTCAGTCTCTTTAGGCTCTTTATCTAAGTGTCCGTATTTTAATATGAGTAGTGGCAAGAGATCAGCTAATCGGATGATGCAGGCATACTCCGCTGCATCTTCTCCCTGCCCATTTAGCCGTATGACTCCGAATCCCAATTCCCCCGAAATGGATGTCCGAGCCTTTAATTGCTTTATGTACGCAAGCGGTTGAAATCCAGCGCGGGCTTTGACTTCAACATCGAATGGCACATTGACAATATCCTTGCCACTACCCCTTCCCACACATGCGCCCTGCCACTGAGTCGATAGGTACTCAGCTACAACTCGCTCTGTGCGAAAACCTCTGTGCTTTCTTGCTTGACTAATGATTTATTCCAACCATAAAACCCATTGCAATACCGCCAATAAAGAGAGCTAGAGTCAGAATCATAAGCAGCGTTTCCTTATCCATTTACTGCCTTGCATTTATTACATGACCAAGTGCCAGCAACTACTACGCCTTCTACAATTCTTGCAGTAATTGTGATGTCTTTTGCTTCTGTCGGCTCATTGCATAACTGACAAATAACTGTGTCAATCATAGGAATGTCTTCAACATTGACCCAGCCATCTGCTGTGTGAAGTTCTGCGTATCCCATTATACCCTCGCCTTCTGAGGTTCCCATTTGCCACTGCTCCCGATGTTATACCAAATCGGAGGACATTGATCCATGCCACCAGTCTGCCCCTTAGACTGGCATGTCATGCGCGCCCATTCTTTCCCGTTCTTTGCACTTATTCCTGTCTGCCATATCATCTCGCCATGAACGCACGATGGCGTATCCATTCGCGTATTGACAATGTCTGCGATTACTGCTTGCTCTTTGAAGGATGTGTTCCAATAATCAACATCGACTGGCTGTGGCACTACCTGTAAAGCTGGATGGTTAGGTGCAACCTTTTTCATTTCTTCGCGGCTAGGACGCTTTCCTTTAGGAGCATAACCCGCATTTGCAAGTGCTCTGCCAATTGCAGATGTCTCGCAATTCTCCAATGCAGAAGTTTGATTGACCCCGCGAGTGCTAACTGTTTCCTCCGCGTACCCTGTCGCCCATGCGATGCTATCTTGGCTAGTCTTAAAGAGATAAGCCTTAACAATATATCGACTAGCTTCCACAACTTCCAGCTCAGTGCTAATGCGAAAATCTGGATAGTCCTTAATAAACTTTTCAAGTCGAACCTCCACTGGTTCATAGTCGGCTAAATTAAACATATAGGTCATCCTGTTCTGTTTTTAATTGGCAGGCTAGTGCTAAATATGCACAAGCATCTATGTAAGAGTCAATGTGCGTTGGTGACTCTTGGATTCTTGAAAGCTTGACCTCGACCATTGCAAGGCAAGCTTGGTAGTCCTCGACTGGGATATCAAGTAAATTGGATAGCCTGCGAGCAATCCTATCCTGATTGACTTTCGCGTGACCATAGATTGCACCACGATCTTGTATCGCATCGGTGGCACTGAGTAAGATTTCACTTGCTCTCATTCTTGCCAAAAATCTGCTCGATTGACTGCTCTGCCTTTGTGCCAGCCATCGCGATGTCCGCGATCATAGGCTTCTTTGTAGGATTGCAACGCCCAGATTGTAAAGCTAATACTTGCCCCAATAAGGCAAATAATTAGCAGTTTGTCGTTATTCGTCATGCTGACACCGCCATATTAAATGAGTCGTAATTAGTTAGCAATACCCATGATTCCATATTGTGATCGTAGGATTCTTGAAATGCGTAGTCATTTTGCTCAAGAAATGTGCGAGCCATAATCATGCTGACTACAGAGTCATACCAACAAACTACAGCCCAGTCGTGTGAGGGCTTGTCAGCAAATCTCTCACCTTGCAGCTCCCAATCATTGCCTTTCCAGCCCATGACTGTGTCTGTTAAGTTGTCAAAGTCTTTAGCTGTAATCTTCATTATTTGACCGCCTTGATGCGTGGGTAATGTCCATTTTCTTCAACATACTCAGCCAGCGTCATAACACCTTTATATTCATTGCAGGGGATGCAACTGAAATTGTTTGTTACTTGACCATCACAGAACACGCAATACAGCGTATCCTTTACAGTTACTGCACTTTCGTGGATTTCTATCGTTGCCATGATTTTTACCTATCCGCCCCAATGCCCTTGATTGGGTACAGGATTAGTGTCGCATAATGGACAGACTAAGCAAGCACATTCTTATAACGAAATGGTAACAATTCTCCCTCATCAATCATCGTGTCGATGGTGCGAACTAAATCAAGCGTAAAGTCGTCCATATAGAGTAAATGACCCATCCTTATTTATAGGCACTAGCATGGGACTAACGCGGTCGCCATGTGTTTCTATGACTGCCACGCTCATTTGCCAATTAGCGCTTCCAGCCTTTAAATAAGAGGCTTTTTTCTTGTCCATGACATTTCCTGCCTCTAAGCCCCACAAAGTCCTGTATGAGGCTCCTATGCCCTCTGTGAATGCGCTAACGCCTGCCCTGTGAGTGTGACCACAGACCACAGACTTGCCGAACTTCTTAGCCAACCCAAGAGCTGTAAGTCCAGCATTAGAGTTCATTGATCCTTCATCGCCATGGACTAAGACCCATCCCTTATGAAACTCGAATGGTCTTTTATGGAAGCGGATTCCGAGTCCAGCAAAGTCCATAAACTTTGCGTATTCCAGTTCTGGTAATCCGATGAGGCTAGGTGCGCGTAATAGTGTGTGGTATAGGCGGTCTGTGTGATTGCTCCGAGTGACATCTGTTGTGCCGAGCTCATAGAGAATATCCTGCGCAAGGCTTCTGTCAGCATCTAGCGTACCTTCCCACTCCAACTTAGTGCCTTGAGCCCAGCGCGACTGAGACTGCATATCAAGTTCATCACCTGTATTTAGGATGAGGTCAAACTTTTCCCGCTTTACTAACTTGATAAGATTCTTTACAGCTGCTTCGTGATGGTACGGGATTTGTAAATCCGATATAACAAGATAGCGGGCTTTAGTCATCGTCCTCATCTTCGTAGTTGCCAAACTTTTCTGGATCGACAGGAGATGGCAATATCCATGCAGGATAAGATTGAGGCTCAGAAATCATAAACAGAGCAACACTGTCTGCAAAGCCTGCTTTCTTTAGAGAGCGATAATACTCATAAATCCCTATGCAGTAAGCATCGAGAGCTGAGTAACCTTGATCCTCTAAAGCCTTAGTTGCTTTTCTTGCCATGGCACAATGTTACCTGTCTAGTAAGATGTTGTAGATTTCATCGACCCGCGAGTTGAGTCTTTTAATCTCAGACAACAAATGCGTAATGACATAACCTGACAGGCCACCGATGATTGCCAGTGTTGCTAGGTATAGCGTGAAGAAGTCAGATTGTGTCACTTTTTAGGACTCGCATAACCAAAGACACCAGATAGCACAGCCCAAAGGATTGCTCGGTAATCTGCTGCAAAGTTGGTAGAAGCCCAAGCTGCCAAAAATGCTCCAGCAGCTAAGTACGCAGGATGCTTGATGTTCTTCATTAGTTTCCGCCTAACATAGGTATCGAATAAAACTCACCCAGTAAGTCAGCTTCTTTCTTAAAACTGACATGCATGTGGTG